CAGCAAGACGAAGAGTGCTAACATCTTTTTTGAACTTTTGAATCAGAGACATTGTTTTGAATTGTTGCCTTAGTATTATAAAGGTTGTTGGGTGTTTAGTCAAGTGTGCCAGTGAAGTAACTGGCAATCGGGGCGGCAAGAATCGAACTTGCACCTCCGCTTCCCAAAAGCGGAATTCTACCACTATACTACGCCCCGTTGCGTTGAGTGGTCTTGCCTCCCAACAGAAGTATTATACTATTTCCTGTGCCCCCTGTCAAATGGAGCCCAGTGCTGCCAATCGTATTTATGAATCGCCCAGATACCCATAATCGGTACAACAATTAGAACATATCCAATAATACCAAGAGTATAAGGATTTTCTAATACCCACCTTGAAAAGTGTCCCATTAGTATCCCCTCCAGGTCTTGAACTCATAGTAAAAATATTGATCAACACTATTATCTAATGGGGCATCTTCTTCTTTATGTGCCCACTCAACACAGAACTCTACAATACGACAGTCGTGTAATGAACTGTGTCCCCACATTCTCACAAAAGCAGAAGCAGCAAAGTGATATCTCTGTCTAGTGTGCGGTTCCATTTCCCTTATAGTCTTTGGAGTCATAATACCCTTCTCTTGTTCCGAAATAGAGTGTTGCTAAAACAAATGGGACTGAAGCAAATAACAATAGTTTTCCTAGTAACATAATTTTATTGTGGATATGCGTTATTAAGTCCCCATACAACAAAACATCCAATCGCACCTAAAATCGTTATTGCGCTGAAAACTAAATTAGTATTCATCATTCTCGTCCTCATAAGTAGATGGTTCTTCAAATAGTTCTTCTATTTTTTGTTGTGTAACTCTTCTTTGGAGTTCTTTTAAATCTTCTTCTGTAAGAGAGATCATTTGTCCTTGAGTAAGTCTTCTATTCTTTTACGCATATTTGAACTTTCCTGTTTCATATAGTCTCGGAGAGAATATCCTCTTTGACCTCTCATAATACAAGTGCCTTGATATAACATCGTGGCGGCAAATACTAACAGGAAAACAATACCGATTAGTTCAGGGTAATGTTGAGCCATGGTAATACTGGCGGAATAACTCCAACAAGTCTTAATAGTCCCTCAGCAAATAAAGCAAGGACCACCCAACCGACGCACATACTAATGATAGAAGCATTACGGTTGTGTCGTCGTATAGCAGCATCAATCATCTCCTGAACTTCAGAACGGCTTACAAACTCGTCTTGAGGTTCCATCACTTCTCATCTCCAAGAAACTTCGCAAGTGGGTCTTTTCTGGTCTTTACGATTTCAACAGATCTCTTGTAGAACATATTGTCCGTATTACCAGACGCTTCAAACGTCTCCTTGATCTTCACCCAATTATCGTAGGTGCGTTGATCCATAGGGTTTTAGATTGAATATTATTAGTTATACTAGTGAGTATTTTGGCGATGTCAACTATGTTAGGATTTGGTGATAGTGTTTAAGAGATTATTAAATTCAGAGACCCAGAAGTTCTTTCAGTTCTTCTATTGAGAGTCCTGCTGCTTCTAACTTTTGTTGTGGTGTTAGAGGTTCTGGTTCGGGAATTGGGTCTGGTGGAAGAGGAGTGTTACCTTCTTCTAACCAGAGAAGATACTGTTGATAGTCAGTATTTGCTGGGTCTGGTGGGATAAATGCACCATCCGAAAGACGCTTAATTCCATTTTCAAATATTCTACCGTCAATATAGTATTTTTGATACATTTTTATAACTCCGCAGAAAATCCTATATATGCGTCAGGGACATTTGTCCATCTCCAAGATCCAATTTGCGCGCCAGTTAATCCAGATGCCCCACTAAATGTCAACTGTGAGTGCCAAACATCTCCCTCTGCTAGGGCTATTGTAGTAAAATTCATTGCTAGAGCGGTTGCATAATTAAAAGATTCTATTGTAGATCCAAAAGCGATATTTTTTTGTACTAATGTTGGTGTAGATCTCATTTGAACTGGAAATGTTATATAAGATAGTGCACCAGAAGCTGAACTTGTGTGTAAAAAATATCTAGAATATCCAGATCCATTAAATTGCAAAGAACCACTGATAACATAACAATACCTCTGACATAATGCTAACTCTTGTCCGTAACTTCTTCTCTCAAACGGGGTCGCAACAGTACCGGATTCTAACTGAACTCCTGTGATTTGCCACGTAGCGGCGTTTGTTCCGACGACAGAAACGGCTCCTGTAGCAGACCGATAAAGAACGGAATTATTCCACGTTCCTGCCGTACCGCTTAATGATGATCCAACACCAAAACTGAACTCTATTACGATATTACCTGCATTAGTAGATACAAATGTTCCACTTGTCGGTCCAGAAATAGTTATTGTTTTATACTCCCAAGTGTTTGCAGCAGAAATTGAATAAGAAAACACATAACTAGGATATCCCACTTGATATCCAAAAACCGATCCTCCAAAAGTTCCCGTTAAACTAGACTTGACCCAAAAAGATAAAGTAACTGTTTTGGCAGATGCAGTTCCCCAGGCAAGGTCTGATGAGTTTAATCCTTCTATATATTGATCAACGCAAAAATAATCTGTAGAGGTTACTGAATATGATGATAGCGATGTTATTTTAAGAGAATTAACAAATCCAGCAGGAGCATCAGACACCTGCTGAACACTATATTTTGACGCCTGGGAAAGCCTGGCTGGCCATCGGTCAACTGTATAAGTAGTGTCACCGGTAGGAGTAACACTCGCCCCACTATTTCTCTGATCCAGTCTCATATCTCCGTTGATTATTTTATTCCGGACACCGGAGATGGGACCGTCATTAACAGAACCAATATAAGCCGTAGTAATACCAGCAGTCGTTACACCTACAATACTTGTTGCTCTTAAGGTTGCCGTAGTTGTAACACCAGAAACATTTAAGTTAGTTGGGTTTGATTGAGTAACATTAAGAGTCGCAATCGTGCTTACACCAGTCGCATTAACATTCCCAGTTATATTTCCAACAAACCCAGTCGCAGTAACAATACCAGTCGCATTTAAGTTCGTTACAGTAGGCAGTTCGGCACCACTGACAGTCAACGCACCATCAACTGCTGAAATAGTATCAGTATTTCCGTTTATCTGAATACCCATTCGTCACAAAGACTTTTCTGGTATTTATAAAGCGGAGAGAACAGGAATCGAACCTGCGAAGCTTTTACACCCAGCCGCTTTCAAGGCGGTGTCCTCGACCAACCGGACTCTCTCCATATGTTATAATATACTATATGTATTTGATTTTGTCAAGTGTTTATCAAACCATCACGAAAAAGAATTGAATTTGAAAGACTTCTACACCAACTTGGATATAAAGACCGTCTACCAGTCTATCCGAAAGAAGATAAAAGATATCAACAAGTCAATTTCAAGTGCTCTAATGGAGCAATGGCAATTTACACATTCATCATACTTTATCAAACTAAAAAAAGTTACTTATATCTAGAGTTTAAAGATCACTATAACTCACCAACATTAAAAGAGCGTATTTCAACACTTGCTGAAAATATTCATTTTAATGAAAAAACAAGATTGATGGAAGTTGGTTGGGAAGTCAAATATACAAAACAACCAGATGAGTTCTCATTAGAAGAAAGAAAACAAATCTTCTACCACTTTATGAATTATACATACAAAAATCTTGAAGAAGGTATGGTAAATCTTTCCCCAAGACCCGGCGATATTTTAGCAGCAAAACCTCACGGTCCTAAAATCAATGAAGGGTTTACAGAATCTTCATTAATGATTGGAAAGCACCAGAGGTCTTTGGTTACTCGTAAGTTTGGATTTGGTAAATTGCAAGAAGACGGATTTCAATATGCTCGTTATGATGCAAATTGTATATTGAAACCTATCTGACTTCAAAATCTAATCGTCTAAATTTACGTTGACGACGTGCCTCTTGCCAAGCAATATCTTCGCTTGTAAGAACACCAGATTTTGATTTATGCCCATACGAGTTTAACATAACAACATTTGATAAATCAACTGCTGAAATCTTGTCTCCCCGAATGGTTGCCATGTTTGGACAACCACAAGTCACCGTTTTCGTAGGATGCCCTTCTAACTCTTTACCACAAGAGCGGCATCTGATTCTTAAGTTTTCCATCTCTACAATAAGTTAATTATTTTTCAGTAAATGAACGAAGCATCCAAAGGAATTTACCGTGTGCTTCATTTAAATCATCAAGAAGATTGACCGTGCCTCTTGACTTTTGCTCATCCGCTTCTACAGCAGCATCTGAAAGCATTGTGATTATTTGTTGATGACCTTCCATTAGGTCACGAATCATTTCCATTTCGGAAATATTAGATTTTGCTTCACCGATACCAGAAACTTCTACTACTCTAGATAAAGAACTGACTGGTTTAATTTCAAGAAATCTCATATGCTCTGCAATACGATCAACTTCTTCCTGAATTGCAAGATACTGCTCACCAAATAAATCGTGAATCTGCTTAAAGTCAGGACCGACAATATGCCAGTGATAGACCCAAGTCTTTTGGAACAATACAAAAAGACTTGCCTGAGTATCAGAAAGTAATTTATATAACTTTTCCATTATACCATTTTTTAGGTATTTATAATGGGCAATATCGGATTCGAACCAATGACCGTCTGCGTGTAAAGCAGCTGCGCTACCGCTGCGCCAATCGCCCATAAAAAGTCAAAACTGACCCATAAGGTATTCTACAGTATTTGCTACATCATTCATAGCATCTCGTAGATTTTCTCTCTGTCCAGACTCTTGTCTGATGATTGGACGATGATCCTCTGTTAAGGTCCAACGCCACTGTTTCATTTCATTACAATACCAGAGATTAATTTTCATTCTTTGAGTATTCCAGTTTAATCCAGTTTAGAAGAGCATAAACTTCAGACAATTCTGACTTATGATATTGATAGTCAGTATCATCTAACATTTCCTCTCTTTCATAAAACTCAATCTCACTAGTCAAATAATCAACATAATGATTGATAGCAGTCATAGCGACTTCTCTATCACGCTGGGAAATAAGAGACATAGACCTCCTAACTCGTTATCTATAATACATTAAAAAGGGGGTTTCGTCAACCCCCCTCTATGTATCACTTCTCGCCTAAACCAACTTGTTTGACTTTGATGCGAGCCTTGTTAAGAATAGAACCAGCAAGAGGAACATATCCCAGATCATCAGCAATACCTTGTGCTTTGGTGCTCAGGGCATAGTTCAGTGCCTCGCGGACTGCTTCTGCCTTACCAGGAGCATAACCACTCTTATAGGCAAGAATCCAGGTCAGAGTGGAGATAGGATAAGCACGGTCGCCTGCGGGGTTGGGGTCTTCACCAGCAAGGGTCACGGGGTCAACCTTGATACCGTTCAGAGCGGCAGCACCGGTGACTGCAGAAGGTCCAACGAACTTACCTGCCTTGTTTTGAAGCACAGCAGCTTGGAGTTTGTTAGCACGAACAAAACCAGTGTTCAGATAACCAATACCACCAGGAGTATTGGAAAGAGTTCCGGCAACACCCTCATTACCCTTAGCACCAACACCAACAGGCCAGTTAATAGACTTACCTACACCAGCAGTCCAACCACCAAAAGCATCCAGAGAGTTGGTGAATGCGTAAGTGGTTCCAGAACCATCAGAACGATGAACAACTCGCATAGAACCAGCAGCACAACCGACTTGCTTCCAGTCCTTGATGCGACCAGAGAAGATATCAACCACTTGTTTTTGGGTCAGTTTCAGTTTGCAACCAGGCTTGTTGTAGGCAACAGCAATCGTGCCGCCAACCATAGGAATCTGAACGACACCACGCTTGACCTTTGCTGCTTCCTTTGCCTTGATAGGTTCATCAGTAGCACCAAAATCAACAGTTCCAGCAACGAACTGGCGAACGCCAGCACCAGAACCAACGGACTGGTAGTTTACCTTTTCACCAGTGGCAGAAGAATAATCAACAAACCAACGCTGGTAGATAGGTGCAGGGAAGGTGGCACCAGCACCATTAATAGCAGGTCCAGCAAATGCAGCAGCAGGAGCAAGAGCAAGACCGATTGTAGCAATGTGTTTGAGTTTCATTGTAGAAAATCGTAGGTTAAGAAAAAGTTAAATAGTCCCTTACACCAAAAAACCTCTCCGAAGAGAGGTTTAGAGGTATCGTAGATATTATCAGAAACGGAAAGTCGTCTGAATCACACCACCGTAGTTATCCGAAGCTTGCTTCAGACCTTGGTTATTGGACACGTAGAAGACAGCAGGAGTCACGCTAATCGCATCGCTAACCTTGTAACGATAGAACGCTTCCCACATAATTGCCTTCTGGTCAGCAGCAAGAGAAGCAGCGTTACCAGGAGCACCAATGGCGAAACCAGCGGCATTGCCCTTGACAAACACATCGCTCCACTGAAGACCTGCCATCCACGTTTGTGAATCGGTAGCACCATTAGGAGTGGCACGGTTGTTAGACAGACTTACAGTGTTCCAACCATAAGCACCACTCACAGAAGGAATGATACCCGACTTCTTGGGTTGCCAGTAAGCATTAAATGCATAACCATTGGAGGTTTGGTTAGCAGCAAGGTTACCAGAACCACCACCCAGAGCATTGAAGTTACGAACACGGGTTCCTTCGGTACCGTAGCGATAACCGAAAGCAATACCATATTGAGGAGCACGATATCCAACCTGTGCCAGAGTGTTCAGAGAACCATCTTCATCAAACTGACCTTTGGTAGAATCGTTTCCGTTCTGAGCAACATAGTTCACACCAGCAACGAAACCGCCCTTACCCTTCTTACCAGGTTGTACCCACTGAGCACCGAAACCAGAACCAGTTGCCTTGTTATAGACACCGGGAGCACCAGCAACGGAGAAGAAGTCAAGGATGTCCGACTTGTATGCGGTAGGAACCCAAGCCATCTCAGTGTTACGAACCAGAGCACCAGCAGTCAGAGTTACACCCTTAGCAAGTCCAGGGAAGCTGTAGTAGAGACGATCAAGAGTAACTTGGTTCGCATAGGTTTCTGCCTTGTCCAGTTTGAACAGGGAGGAAGAAGAACCAAAGGGTTGACTAGAGAAGTTACCAGAACGCAGACGGGTCTTGAGCAGATCCTTACCAGTGAAGGAAGTATCAAAACTCAGGCGGAGGTCATAGTTGAAAGCAGTGTTACCGACATTGCTGCTGTTAGCAAGACGAGCGCCATCTACACCACCCAGAACGAAGGTTGCTTCACCTTTCAGTTTGGTAGTGGTAGAGAACTGCTGTGCCTGAAGAGCAGCAGACTGCTTCTCCAGTTTAGCAACACGACCACGAAGAACTTGAAGTTCGTTAGCGAATTCGGTAGCAAGACGCTGGAGTTCATCGGTGACTTCAGTTACGCGATCCAGGCAAGCATTCAGAAGTGCAGCGGCTTCAAAACGGGTCATGGACTTACCACCAAGGTAAGTTCCGTTTTCATAACCAGCAACACAACCATAACGTTCTACGAGGTTGCTGAGTGCCTGATATGCCCAATCCGTAGGACGGACATCAGACAGTTGTGTGACGCTAGAAACCTGTTCTGTGGAAGTGTATTGGTTGACTGCTGCCATATTAAGATCTGCGGCATTCGCAGCAACAGGAGCAACCATTCCCAAAGCAACAGGTGCAAGCATCAGTTGTTTGATTTTCATAAAAAGTTTGTTTTAGTACTAAACGGCATTATACACCAGGGCATACAAACCCTATGTGTTATGGGTCACATAATTGACGCGAGTAGTTGGGGCGTCTCTTATGCGGTTTTATTTAGAGAGACTTAACCAAATTTTAAGAGATGATTAAGTTAACGGTATCATAGCATAACCGTATCAGATATGTCAATTAAGAAACGGTTAAGACTTTTTAAGAGCGGAGTATCGGAATCGAACCGACGACATCTAACTTGGAAGGATAGCGTTCTACCGCTGAACTAACTCCGCAATGGTGGGGATTTACCCAGCCTCAGGTTTCCCTTCACAGGCACGGAACCCCACGCACTTCACTTCACACGGACTTGTAAAGTATATGACATAATGAGTATTATGTCAAGAGCCCCCGAACGGATTTGAACCGATGACTTCGATATTACAAGTATCGCACTCTACCACTGAGTTACAAGGGCGTGGCTCCGAGTGTCAGAATCGAACTGACCTATAACAAATTAACAGTTTGCTCCCGCACCTTGCGGGCTACTCGGAATAAGGAAACATAAAGTTTCCAACAGGCACGGAGGGACTTGAACCCCCGACAAACCGATTAGAAGTCGGATACTCTATCCATCTGAGTTACGTGCCCCTGAAGACCTTCTTATTATACTACTGCTTGGGGCAGTCGTCAACCCATACGGCACAGATTCTCATTTCTCCACCAAGCAGTCTTTGTGCCTCACTGCCGTCTGGTGCTTTCTCAGAATATCGTGGTTTATAACGCTTATTCGACTCTTCAATGATACGGTCATACTCAGGTGTGACTTCATCAATTGCTCGATATACATCACGCTTGACTCTGCGTTCTACTTTGTTAGGATCTTGAATAAAAATCTCATTGAGAATAGTTTGTGGGAAATACTTTCTTTGAACCTCATCCAATAAGTCCCAAAGTCCATTTTCGGATACTCCAGTGCATTGTGAGAGTGCTGCGATAAGTGTTGATAATACAATACTGACTATTATAAGTTGCTTTTTATCTGGTTTCTTTTTACCAAAGTTAAAGTTAATCATAAGAGCGCAGCACTCTTACTATGTATCACTCTTCAGTAGATTCTTCAGTAGTTTCTGATTCTGGAAGAGTTACTCCAATCTGCTGAAGATATTCAATTGCTCCTTGAACTTTCCAAAAAAGTTCTCTGTTTTGTGCAATTGCTTTATCTAAATCTGCTCTTTGCTGCAAAAGATTTGCAAGATGTTGCTGTTGTTCAGTCATAAATTTCAGTAAATCCGGTTTATTTAGAGGGGGAGATGTGAATGAATCTCCCCCCATTATTCTATTGTATCAAACTTCTACCTGAATCAGTCGGTTGGCATAATCATGAGCATACGAAGTGCGAGCACCATGATGCCCCCAACCAATCCAACTATACGCATAGTCCATGTAACGATTGATAGATTTACCAGGAGTTTTCATCCTACTCTCAATCTCTTTCCACTGGACTTCATTTGTTAGATAACGAAGTTGCGTGTGAAGATTTGATGGCGAACCACCAAACTTCTTAGCAAAATCACCCAATCCATAATAACGGTTGGCAGATGTCCATTGAATCAGTCCGTAACCGCGTCCGCAGTTACCCCAACTGGTTCTGCTACCACCTTCACAAATGTTAGGAACAAAAGTTGATTCCTGACGAATGTTACCCATGATGGTAGCAAGGGCGTTTCTGTCTTTAATACCACGATCCTGGAAGTATGCCAGGGTAGCATTCTCATTTTCATTACACCCTTTACAAATTAACCTTGTCTCTTTAGGTTTTTCGGGAGCAACCTCGCGGATTGCTGTCTTCTCAACTTCAACTGGAGGAGGAGGTCCATCCATTTTGTAGTTTACGAATGGCAGTGTTGCCGTACTGGTTGTAACCGTTGCCACAAGAGGCAGGGCTACTGTAAAGAAATTTTGCACTAGTTTTAATTGAACTCTACATCCCAATAGAGAAAGCGCACTTCCCCCATCTCTGGGGGCAATCTCCTGGGCTCTAAAATCACATCAAAGTCTCATGATGTAATCCCTGTAAGGGGACTTTTCATAATAAGTTAATATTTAGGATCTGTCAAGGTGCCAGTTGAAGAAGTGTCTCGCTAAATACAAATAGTTCATCACCACTAGAACAATGAAAAGATTAACACTCATCTTTTCGTTATTCCTTACTACTCCTGCTTTTGCTGCTGAGATTACATCAAAAATCGTTGATTCCGTACAACTAAGCGTTCAGGGTGCTGCGGTACAATCAAATAGAGTCGGTGCTCAATACACCGTCTCAGGCACAAACATTAACGTCACAACTCTTGGTGGAGTTGGTGGTGCTGGTTCTTATGCGATCAACACGAATGGTGGGGCATTTACTTTCAGTGAATCTTCAATTACTGCTGATACTAATGTCACCACTCAGTCGGCAGCTTCTGGAACAATTGCTGCTCCCAACCTTTATAGCGACTCTACTACTCAGTTAGGTGGTTCGGCAGGTTCTCTTGCTGGAACTATCAATGCTGCTGGTGTTCCTACCATCACCGCTGGTGGTCCTGGAAGCACTGGTACTGCTCAAAGAACCGTTGAGTTAAGCGTATTCAAGTGAGACACATAACTCCCGCTTTGCTGCTAGCAGCGGGACTTATTTCTCCCTGCTATGCGGCACCAGTCACTCCTAACTTTACGAGTGGCACGATTACTTCTGAGACCAGAACTCGCACTGAGGTGGTTGAAGTTATCAAACAAATAGAATATACCACTGGGACATCTTATACTGTCACTGGCACAAATATCAACATTCCTGGAACACCATCTCCAGGAGCGAACTACACCATTATCAATCAAGGTGCTCCGTTCCAGTTTAGTGAAACTCACTTGACTCCTGGAATTGCGAAAGAAACATGGATAGATCGCAAAACGGTAGAAGACTCTACCACAAATACTTTATCGGTCTTTACGCAATAGTATTTGCTCTACCAGCAACTGCTCAGCAAGCACCGTCTAATACTAACATAGCAGGACCCTCAGCATCTGCCACTGGTAATGTAACCAACCAGGCAGTTCAGGTGCTTCAGGGTCCTTTTGCTATGAATACTTATGGTGGTGGTGTGTCTTGCCAGGGTCCAACATTAAACTTACAAACCTTTGGTTACAATAGTCTTGCGGGCAGTACAGATCCAACATCATATCAGACCAATTCATTTAATGGAGGACTATCTGCAGGGTTCTCCATACCTCTTGACGGATCTTTCCAAGAACTTTGTAAAGCAAGAGTCAGAACTGAAATCACAAGGCAGCAAGCAGAGGCAGATAAGGCTCGTTTAGATTTTGAATTAGTTCGTTTGCTGAAGTGTGGTGAAGCAATCAAGTCAGGTATCAGTTTTCATCCAGAGAGTCCCTACGCAAAAATATGTGCTGATGTCGTTGTTAGGTATCCAAAAGTACAAGATGTAGTCAATGGAAATAAAACCAATCAGGTCTCCGTCCGTAAGAATTGACGAACCACCAATTATTTCTACGATAGAACCTCCTGTAACTCGGAGAGCACAGAAAACTGTGATACCTGAAATTGATATGCCGATTATTAATATGCCTGATACAACTATCAAATATCCTGTGATTGATGTTCCCACACAAGAAGAGTTTGATGCTGCGGTAAGAGCAGAACAAAAGAAACAAGAAGAAGAAAAACAAGAGAAGACTAGGGGACTTCCAGACACTACCCCAGTATTACCACAAGTCCAAATTCCTGTTCAAGAAAAGCAGGATAATCGGAATATTTCCGATCAACCACCATCAAATAATCTTGGAGTACCCATCATTGAAGTACCCCTCGTCGGACAAGTCCCAATCCCACCTAAAGAGCAGGTTATTCTTGCTGGCACCACTGCTACTGCTTCTGTTGCTGCGGCTCTTGTTGGGAAATCTGTGGTGGAATGGTTGGTAGGTAAGATGAAACCTATTGTTCAACAGATATTCGTAAGGGGCAAGAAACTCTTAAACAGAGACCTTACCCCATATGAACTTCAAGTGTTCTTTGCCTTTGAAAAAACTGCTTCTCTTAAGAAAGTTAATAAGTTGCTGAAGAAAGAACAGAAGAAAGAGAAAAAAGAACAATACAAAAAGTTTCACGAGAAGTGATTACTTCTTACGCTTCTCTAACAATACACTAAAGTTTTTATCTTTTGTTCCCCCATCATAAGCAAGAGCATAACCTTCGTCAATCATTTGATTATTCAATGAAGTCTCTTGTCCATTAATAAACAAATGCCCGATGATTCTTCCATACTTCTCTGTACTGTCTGGAAGTTCGGTCTTGATAATAATATCTTTAGCACCTTCAAGTTTTTTTTTCAACCATTCTTTTGATTCAAGACCCATTGCCTTCTCTTTGAGATCC